TCTCCAACCATTGTAGTCCCACTTGAGCTGCCAAGGAGAAGCCTTACGAAGGTCGCGAAGGATTTCACGGTCGATTTCAGCAGCAATCTGCTCTGAAAGGATAGCTGTCAACTCAGCCTCAGCATCGATGTTGTGGAAAGCAGCAACGTCCTGAGCAAGTTCAGGTGACCAAGTAGCGCGAAGTTTACGTTCCTCACCGCTTACAGTTACGTCTGAAAGTTGGAATGAAACTTCACCAATTTCAGTCTCAAGTTCGAGTGAATCGTACTGAGCCCAAGCAACTTGGAAAGTATCTTTAATTGTGTCAACGGTTACAGCATCAGGATTGATACCAATGAAACCATCGATTGTTTCGCCCGCTTTCTTAGTAGGTTTAGCAAGGTCAAGATCAAGATAAATCTTGCCCTGAGCGTCACAGATTTGTCCATATTCAACTAAGCCCTTACCGTAGCGCTGTGTAACACAACGGAAGTGAACAGGCTCCATAGCCTTGTAAGTTGAATAGTTAGTTTCAGCGCTGTCATTCTCGATAGCCTTGGTTGTGACAACCTTAAGAGAAGCAAGGAATGACTCAGTATCCATTTCGTTGCCATCAGGACCTGTAAGTTTGCTAGCGCGGAATGATGAGAAGCCGCCAACTGCAATAAGGATATTACGAACTGAATCGTCGAAACCGCAAATCGGAAGTTCTGTTATGTCGCTCTGTTCAGCATAAGCGCCGTTAGATAAAATCTTAGCAGGTTCAACGTTACCTACGCGGATATGTACCTTACCCTTTGACTGATCGAATAAGAAGTCATTGTAGAATAAGTCGTAAAGACTCTTCTTCATGTACTGTACAACCTCTGGGCCTTTGCCTTCTTCGTCGAAGTTAACAACTTCGTCAGGGAGATAGTAACGGTTACGTGTTGCGCCATCATATTCACCGTCTTCATTACGATGGTTACGTTCAGTGCGCTCATAGCCCATCAAGCCATAATGTGAGCCAGTAGTTCCATCGAGTCCATTAGCGCCCTCTTCCCACTTACGTTCTGAAGTAACAGGAAGGATGAAGAACAACTTACCGATAGGCATGTTCATAGCCTGTACGGAAACGATGTCATTAGCAAGCAAGCGTGAGAATACACGACGTACGAGAGGGAACACTACGGTTTCGAAAGAACCGCTGTTCTGTGAGTCAGTAGCCTCGTTAAGGATGAGGTTGGCCTGGTTCTCGAAGAGAGTAGCCATATTTTCTTTAAGGTAGCCACTAAGGCCCTTTGTGAATCCTAAACCTTCCCAACGCTCCTGAATAGCCTTACGGGCTTCATTCTGCATACCGGTAGCGATGTTACCGACATTGCCGTTTTGTAAGAAGTTTGAAATCATAGTTTCTTTTTATTTTTTATTTTTTTATTTTTTACTTTTTGTAGAGATTATCCATTCTGTCCATGAGATCGAGTGCTGCGTTTGACTCCTTGTTTTGATAGATGGTTGTCTCGTTCAGTATTTTCGTTGAGTTGGCAGTCAAATTCTTTTCAATTGCAGGAGCAGAAGTTTTTGCTTCATTCAACTCACCCTTGATAGTATTGTAGAGAGCCTTACCCTCAGCGATTGTCTTAGCATTGTTAAAGCGTTCGCAAATTCTCTTCTTTTCATCCTTAGTAGTTGTCTCGTTAACAAGAATGTCTACGAGTTTACCAAGATTAACGTTAAGAACTGCAGCCTCATAGAGACTCTGCTTAATTTTGCTAACCATTGCAGCGTATTGTTTATTTTCAGCCTGTATAGCCTTTGCCTTTGCGACGATTTTCTTCACAGACTCTTCAATGTTGCCCTTATATTCGCCATTTTGAGAAACAACTTTCTGATTATTAGCGTCTTTGTTAAGGCGATTTTGAGTTTTTTTCATAGAATGCTTGGTGTTAAGTCCATTGCCATCTTCCTCGAGATTAGCGGGTTCGGCGTTATCGGCATTTTCAACGGCTCCACATTCATTAACCTTCTTTTCAAAAGGCTTA